TTGCACTAAATCTTTTGTTGACATATTATCAACATATCTCTCAACTAAAAAAGATTTTAACTCACTAATAAGTTTTGGTGAAAAATCCTTATCTACTTCCTTCATTTTATTATGTGAATAGTATTTCATTAGACTTCTTCCTCCTGTGGAAACTGCTCAAGATGAGCATTAGCAAGATGTGATACGAAGAACCACGCACGTTGACCACTTACTCTGTTTTCATTACAGTAATAAGCAATGGCATCTTCAATCAATTCCGAAATCTCAACTGCTTGATCTCTGATTTCTTTGATGTCTTCCATAATAAAAAAATCTGTTTACAATATTATAATAGTACCTATCCGATACGAATAGGATTTTTATGTGACACTAATAAAATTGTCACATCAACTAAATTTTATCCACTTAATTGGATTACCTTTAGTTGATCTCCATAGGTAAATATCTCCTATTGAGTGAACTAAATCCTCTCCTGTTTTCTTTGCTTCAAAAAAATCATCAAAATCCCAGTAATGGGCATCTTTTGAGTGAAAATCAAAAGTATCTGTTAAAATCCATTTTTTCATAGTTTTTGGGGGGTTACTATCATACCTAGAGTTAAAAACAAGGAGCTTACAGGCGATCCTGAGAGGAGCAATTTGGTATCATTTGATACAAAAATGACATCACTTGAGTTGATGCTCATAATCAATAGATTTGATACACCAACCACTAGCTGCAGTGATTTCTTCGATCAAATCGTCCTCATCATCAGCTTCCCATACACCAATATTATTAGATGTTATCTGATCTTGTTCCCATTGGTCAAGTTCTCCTTGACTATCTTCAAAATCAAACTCAATGTCAGTTACTAAAAATTTCATAGTGATGTTTGAACTACTCCTATTTTAATTAGGTGATACGAAAATTCAACGAATGATGTGACACTAATCTAACTGTCATAAGTCTCCACCATTTCTTTACATTTTATGGGAGCATTAGACGAAAGAATGTAACTAACTTCAATCTCTGCATCATCATTGAATTGTTCTTTGATATATTCTTTATACATACGCACTAACTTTTTTCTTGAATGATAACCCTCGAATCCAAGAATGGCATCATCATTATTTGATTTTCCAATTACTGCGTGATAAATCATAATCTTAAAAAGTGATTACCTCAAGTAGAGATAACCACCAGCCCAATCAACACATCTAGGATTCAATAAGAATCTTAAGTCCTCTGACTTTTGGAAAGTAAATCTAATGTGCTTTGTATGGGGTGACTTCCAAGACGCAGGCTTATATACATTACCTGTTTTCTTATCAACGAACGAATGAACTGAACGATCTCTATACTCATTCCTACCTTGAAATGTATCGAACTCAACTTGAACGATCTTGTAGTATTTTCTACCTTCTCTGATCTCAAACTTCATTAAGTTTGCTTTACCATTTTGAATTTCATTTAATCTATCAGCTGCATAAGTATCTTCTGAATCTTTCTCTAACATTCTCTTATAAGTTCTGATAGAGTCTAATTTGTAGTTCTCTGTGATTGCTTCACAATATCCCTCTGTATAGGACTTGATGAAACTTTTTGTTGTTTCAACTGTGTCTCTGTTTTTTGGAAGTACTGTCATAATAAAATGCTTTGCTTATACTGCTATTATAATAATAAAAAAGCAAGGTATCAATCAAAAATAGACACCTTGCGAACTGTCACATCAGGTATTATCTTTTACTCTCCCATCTGCCATAATCTCCTAAGTCCTCAACATACACATCATTAACTTGCTCTTTACCTTGTAATTGAAGTAAGTTATACCAATTCCAAGAAAATGGATCTAGCCCCACGTTATCATCTACCATTACATCTAAAGTTATTCTATATCTTGTTAGATTTTTCTTCTCTGGTGCGGTTGGAAACATAATAACCTCTGAAAGTGAATTTAGTAGTTAATTGATACAAATATACTCATTCCACACTATATGTAGCAATTAAAACTTTTTGAGTAATTTTTCTGTCTCTGGGTCTAATGTTTCTCTTACTCCAATCCAATCTTCACATTGATGTTCCATTAACGAATCAAGGTACTCATCTTCACTTTTGTATCGAAAGTCATAGTCAAATTCAAATGGCATAATGGTTATTATAAAGGACGAGAGAAAACAAAAACGAAGCAACAATAACGTGGGCCTAACTGTAATGGGTTTCACCCACGAGGCCAAATTTACGCTATGGGAATCGCTTACACCTGCACCCCTACTGCTGCCATATAGGACTTAATGTTCGGGCATAGCAACCAACTAAGTTGATTGTTGCTTGTTTTGTTTTCCCATTATTAATATAAACCATATTCACGAATAATGCAACTATGTGTGTGTAACCTAACAAATTGGCACATTGGTTCATCATTATGAGAAAAACTTATCTAACCTATTTTTGTATGGTGATGTTCTTTGATCTATTAGATCACCATAATCTTTAGATAGTTCGCACCCTATGTAATTTCTATCTAACATCTTTGATACCATAGCAGTTGTTCCTGATCCCATAAAAGGATCAAGTACAATATCCCCAACTTCTGAACCAGCCTTGATGCAAGGTTCAATCAACTCCTGTGGAAATACAGCAAAATGAGCTCCCTTGTATGGTGTAGTGTTTACAGTCCAGACACTTCTTTTTCTTTTTAATCCTTTACCATCTATAGTTGACTCTTTAATTGCATCTACATCAAAGTAATAGTTTTTACTCTTACTGAATAGAAAAATATATTCATGTGATTTAGTGCATCTATCTCTTACACTTTCTGGCATAGGATTAGGTTTATGCCATACAATATCTTGACGTAGATACCACCCATCTGCTCTTAATGCAAATGCTAAAAGCCAAGGTATTCCAATCAAATCTTTACTCTTTAATCCTTGTAATTTATTACCTCGAACTGGGGAAAAACTAGGTAAATCTTGATTTGTTTTTGATACTGTTTGTTTTGGATAATTACCATCACTACGATAGTTATAATAACTATCTCCTATGTTTAACCATAGTGTTCCATCATCAGTTAGCACCTCCCTGACACTACGAAATACATTAACTAATTGCTCAACATATTTTTCTGGGGATTCTTCCATACCGATTTGATTCTCCTCTCCACCATAGTCACGAAGTCCGTAATATGGTGGCGAAGTCACACACATTTTTACTGGTTCAGTTATTGTTGGAATTGTTTTTCTGCAATCTCCGAATAGTATTGTGTCTCTCAATCTAATAAATCCTCCAATCCTAGAAACTCTTGCATATAATAGTCACAAGTAACCTCATAATATGCAGACAGGGCCTCAATATCGTTGGCATCAATACCAACTTTTTCAAATAAATCAAGTGTTGAATCGTGCATTGTTTTAACTCATAATGTTTATATTATAGCATAGTTTTTAACTACGAACTATGCTAATAGCAGGCTGACCATCTTTGAATACTGTATCAACAACTGCCTGTACTTTTCTTGATGTGCTGATACCCACCTTGTCATATACTGGAATACATACCAGACCAAATTGCTTAGTGATGTCTCCCTTACGAATGACACGACCAATAGACTGACTGATACCTATGTAATCCATTGATCTTAAAAACAATACTGCCTCAAGACCATTGACATTGATACCTTCTGATAGTATGCTGTGATGTAAAACTACAAATCTCTTGTCTGTTTTACCCCAAGCATTGAGAACATCAAAGAACTCTTCTCTTGTAACCTTCTTACCATCAATCACACCACCAGTTTTTGATGTGATAAACATATAAGAGTAACCTCTCCACGCTAACTCACTAGCAAACTTTGAGAGTCCAATTAGATTTACGATTTGCTTTGTTGATCTAGCACATATCAAAATCTTATCAAGATCAACATCATCAATCGTATCAATGATGTGGTCGCAATCTTTCTCATAACCAAATCTACTATCGTCAGTAACATCAATCTTCTTGACCATAACTTTTGGTGGTAGAATGTGACCCTCATCAACTAACTTAGGGGCTGGTACATTGCAAATCACATCACCAAAGATGAAAGTATCATTCATACCAATCTTCTTAGGTGTGCGAGAGTGCTTCGGTGTAGCAGTAAAGAAGTATGATCTCTTAGCATACATTGAATAATACTCAACTGCTTCAATAAAGTTTCTCTGAACTGAGTTATGTGCTTCATCAAAGTATATTGTATCAACATCAATATCTGCTTCCTGTATTCTGTGTAATGAATGGTATGTAGTGAATATGATTGTATGCAAGTGTAAAGGATAAATGCAAAATGTTTTTATCTCTTCTGGTTTTGTAGTGCTAGTATGATGTGTTTCTCCACTATGAACGTGAAGAACATTTACATTAGTAATATGCTCTAAAAAATCTGCTGACAACTGATTAGCAAGTAAGATACGAGGAGCAACCACAACGATAGTTTTTCTAGTATTATTGAATCTATACTTTGCATCTTCAATCATACACATTGTCTTACCACCACCAGTGGGTACAATAATCTGACCTTTATCAGACTGTTGCATAGCAACAAGTGAATCTAACTGGTGTGAACGTAATTGCATTAAAATCTCATTAATAATATTAGTATAGCAACTCAGTCAATGGTGTGGATACTTTTTGTGACACCTTCTTAGGTGGCACATTCAACTCCTCCATTATGATTTGCTTCGGTAGAAAGTTCCAACAATAATAACTACTACTGAATGTGATCTTATCATTGTTTCTGCCATCAGGGCTTACAAACTTCATTCTCTTGTCAAACATCAATAGTTGTAAATCCCTATCTTTGAATAGTTGTTTAGGTGCTGAATCATTTAACCAAGTGTTAGTCATTATCATAGCAAATGGTTTATTAAATGATAATGCTCTCTCAAAGAACTTTCTCTTATTTGTAAATGGTGGATTTGATACGATTATATCCCAAGCGTGGGGTTCATAATCAAAGAAGTC